TTAAATCCAATGCAATGAGGGCAATCGTTGTCTGTCCTAAGTCCGTGGCAAGACGGCTATCGGAAATATCATCAGATTCAAGGTCAGCAGTGGCTTCCGCGATATACGCATTTAGCCATTGCTTTTCCTCGGAAGTGATATCAGTCATTCCTAAATGATTCTTGACAAGTTCCAAAGCCGTCTTCATTCCACTAAGCTCCTAACTTGACGCCTAAGAAAGCATAAGCCTCTAAGACCTTGCCATCGACGACCATCAAAGCCTTAGTGACGTCCTCATTCTTATCGTTGTCTCTATACTTGATAACGCCCATGTTTCCATTAGTGTTAACAGCATATTTCTTCATATTTCCTAAGAGCATGATGAACTCGCCAGCAGTGGCTGAATCAATAGACTTGATTCTGTTTTCCTCAACTAAGTTGACATTGAATCCGAATAAGCTGTAAGAGTTAGTTCCATTAATTCCATAGTTGGTTCTAGCAACAGGCTGACCATTGGCATCAACCATTCCATCAATGGTATCCCAAGTTCCCTTAGCCATGAATAATTCAGCTCCAACCTGATAGGAAATGGAAAGTCCGCTCAAAGCTTTCTTTAACTTATCATATTTGACCAAATTGGCGGAAGTGATTTCAGAAGTTTTGATTTCGGTATTGGTGAAAATGCCAGTAGGCTGACCTGAGCCAGTTCCGTTCAAGATAGCGATTTCAATAGCATCAACCATAGCCTCAGTGGCTAAGGTGGCAAACTCAGCCTCGAAAGAATCAAGGGAAACAATAGAGGAAAGAATGGACTGAGAAATCTTGCATTCAAGTCCATAGTAAGAAAAGCTAATCTTGCCACTGGCTAAATGCTGTCTATCGGAAGTGGTCGTCTCACCAATCCAAGTAGCGACAGGCGTCAAAGTAGAAACAGGGAATTCAACACCGCCTTTGACATTAAGCTGTCTAACTTTGGATAAGATATTTCCTCTAACCTTGAGTTCACGAAGAATTTCATTCATCAAGGTGGTCGGAATGACCGTGGGAGCAGTGGTGGTAGTGGTGGTAGAATCAGCTCTAGTCTCAAGAATAGGGTTGGCAACATTTCGACAGGCAAATTCCATGAATGCCTTTCTGTATTCAATGGAATTAGTTTTATCATCACTTCTAGTCTCACCATTCATAATTTCATTCATTTTCTTTTTATCCTCGTTTGAGCGTTTTTCAGCTTTAGTCTTCAATTCATCGCATCTAGTCTGAGCCTCGGCAATCTGCTTGTCCAACTCATCAAGTGCCTTTTCACCATCGGCGATAATCTGAAGACCTTCACTGGCTTTGTCAGCGGAACGATGTTCCATAGCACTCTTCATCATCTCTTCCTTCTTAGAACTTCTAGTACTCTTCAATTCATCTAACTTGCTAAGAGCATCTCTTAGCTCTTGAACCTCATTATCCATTGCTATTTAGCCTCCTTGTCTAATGATTCCTTCATATCAGATATAGCCTCTTCAAGTATCTTCAAATTAAGCTCCTTCATCGCATCATCACTTCTATTATCTTCTTTCGAGGTACTTTGTTTCTCGATTTCCCTCTTGACCATAGCGACCGTATCTTCATAAGCTGGAAAAGGAACAATCGATATCTCATAAAGGTCATTGATGGTCTTGATAATTCGATTTCCAGTGCTTCTGTCAATGAAGTCCTCTGAATGAAAACCCATTGACATTCCATCAACAATTCCAGCTTCCAATAAATTATAAGCGTCCCGTGCCGACTGAGTATTAGGAAGAACTGCTTCATAGAACAATCCCTTATCGTCCACCTCCAGTCGAAGATTCACATCTGAGCGACCTAGAACCAATGAAGTATCATGATTCCACAGCAAGTAAACTTTTGATAAATCAGTAGTCGTGAGCGAGTCTCTGGTTATCGTTTCGGTAAACTTGCCATAATAGGCGTCGTAAATCTCGACTGGGTCGTTGAACACGATTGCATAGCCTCGTATCACTAGGTTCTTAGCTTTCGTGGATTGGTCTTCTCTTACTTCATGCTCAATCTTTCTATCGAACAGAAAAATATTTCTTCTTTCGCTTTTAAGCGTTTCCTGTTTTTGCTGTTCCTGTGGTTGAGTTTTCGGTTGCATTTTCGGTTGTTCCATTGTCCTGACCTCCTTTATATTTCGCCAACATATCGCTGGGAATCATATCTAATGATATCATCGGCTCGGCTCCTTCACCATTTGGAAGTGGCGGATAACCTAATTGTTCCCTAATCTCATCACGTGAGAACACACCACCCCTTAATGTGTTATTTAACAAAGCCGATTGAGCGGATATCGTATAGACTTTAGCCCTATCGGTGTCCATTCCAATTCTATGACCAAGCTGGATTTCCCTTTTCGTGAATATCTTAGCAGTGAACTCTTCCTCCATCTGCTTGCAAATAGGTTTCAATGTATTGTCAACAAATGAAGTATTCTCAATTTCACTGCCTTTGTTATTCACAAGCTCAGCACTTACTCCGAATATATTATAGATAATATTGATGACTAACTGCATAAGACTTTGATTGACTTCATTGTCATTCCAATTAATCGGGGTGACACTATCGGTTGGGTCAATATATGCGATTCCATTCACATTGTCATCAAATGATGCTTTCAATGCGACCATATCGCCTTTCTTGTCCCGCTCCTTGATGTTGCCGCCAGCGAACTTCTTTTGAATCAATGCCCTGACTTTCTTAGGGTCGGCAGTGTTGATAATCTGTTTTTCCAAAGCCTGAATAACTTGCGGATAGATTCCTAGATTGGTTTCCTTTCCACCAGTTGTGTTTGAATATCGGTTAAGATAAATAACCGAATTCATGTTATATTTTCGGTCAGGATGCTTGAACTCATCGAAGAACTGAACCCATGCTCCTGATTCATCTAAAGTCATTTGATAAGATTTTAACGGAAGCTTATAAAGATACAAGAGATTTCCCATTCCATCAAAAATAGGCTCGAGAAAAACCGAGCCATTCAACAGCAAATCAGTGATTACAGAAGTCCAAAACTGACTGGCGTTCTGCAGTGGATTAGGTTTCAAGTCAAGAACGATTCCGATTTCATCGCTATAATAGGTTGCTTCCTGTGTGGTCGGGCTTATCCGCTGATGATATTTTGGGATACAGATTATTTTTCGGCAAATGAAATCCACAGCAGTACGAACTTCAGGAATGTCATATGCTGAATAAGCATAGTCTCTAGCCAAAAGTGGAATATACTTAGAATAATAATCCGAGATTATGCTTCTAAGCTCCATATCTTTCCGCTTTGAACGTCCTTTGAAAAAGCTGATTAAACCCATGTTTTTATCCTAATTACTATTTTAGTACTAATTTAGTATTTTTACAATTGTTATATTTGAAAATACTCGGAAATGATTTTATAGTCTTCCATCGCCTTAGCCCTTTGATAAGCCACGAAAGCATCAAAGATTCCCATAGCTCCGTCAATGTGTCCAGTAGATTTAAGTTTATTCGGTGAAAGCTGTCCCTGACTGTCAACTCCGAATTTCAAATTATAAAAGCAGTAAGGAAGCAGCTTATTCTGCGAATCAAAAATTATTTTTCCATCATCAAACAATGTCTTGACTATCTTAATCGGTTCGGACAAAGTTTTAGCTCCTTGAATGACTTCAGTCAAAAGACCATCATCCCGCTCAATAACTCCATCACTTGTTTTCTCACATTTTTCCATTGAAAACCCATGATTGACCATATCAGTGAGCCACTCATTTGCGTGCCAACTATCATATCCGATTTTTAGAAAATTGACTGCATATTCGTCTCTTAAAAGCATAAACCATTTAGTGACATATTCTTTAGCCACATAATCACCTGGAGTGGTAATCAGTATTCTTGAAGTGATGATATCATCCGTTCCAGTATTCTCATACTGGATATAGTCTTCCTTATCATGTTTTGAGTTTTTCGCAATTCTTTCCTCAGCCATGAAGTAAGCCTGAAGTATGATGAGTTTTCCTTTATTGGTCATGACCATAGCTGTCGCATTGCATAAATCGGTCGTCTCAGCTAAGTCCACCCCACCAACAGCATATGAGTCAAAGTACTCCTTCTTCATAACTTTTCTCATGCAATTCTTGATTTTAATCATGTCAAAGAAATCAATAGTCGCACCTATCTGCCTGTTAAGTTGTTTTGAAATAAAAGCATTTCTTAGAATCGGATTGTCCTTTGAACTAGCCCACTCAATTCTCAAATCCTGAAGTGATGGTCGGTTATCGCACATTGCAGGATTGGCTTTTATCCACTTAGTGTCATCGTCAGGCAAGTCTGAATCATCTATTCCGAACATTAAGGCGAAGATTCGGTCATTTGCTCCGAGCTTTCTCTTTGAAAGAAAATTCCTATTTCTTTCATATAGCGATTCATAA